CGGATTATACTTTCTGTATTCAACCGGAATCTTTCCATATACTCCGTATTCCAACATTGATCTTCTAATATCCATTGGGATTTTCAAAGTTTTCAAAGCCTTCTGCTGTTGTGGAACGGAATAGGGCTGATAATTACTGTCCCAATTTCCGAATACAGAAGTAACATAAAGAATCTTTTCTGCTAATCTTATTTTCATTTCTTTATCGGTTATTCGTTATCATTTGATTCAAGAAGAGGAATTGGCATCCAATGATTTTTATCCCAACCGCTAATCGTTTCATAGGAATAATTATCACTCCAGAAATATGCATCGCTATTATCGTCTGTATCCAAAACTGCAAGCCTCAC